GACCAGTGTTCCTCCGTAGCCAGAGAAACGAGGTCCTGATGGTGTCTTGTTTATAAAATCAAGTTCTTCAATAAGGCCAAGATATGACTCACCTGTTCTGAAGTCTTGAACTCTAACTGTATCTCCCACATTTTCTACCTGTTCTAATGCAGACATACGCTCATATGCAGATCCTTCGTATCCTTCTTCAACACCAAACTTATCGCTCTCGTGGTCATAGCAGAATAGTGGGTATTGGATTAAACGCTGACGAGGTACTGCAGGTAATGCTTTAAGATTGTAACCATTAAAGACTGGACCTTGTGAGGTATTAGTAGTAGATCTAGTAAGGGTAAACTTAAATCCTAGATACTCTTGCGCTCCTGTTGGATATGAAACTGTTACCTCAGGTACAGAACTTTGCTGTGCAAAGGTACCAATACGGTATTCATCCCCATCAAATGTTACGGTATCTATATTTAATCCACCAGTAGAGTTATCAACTCTAGCCTGTAATAACTTATATACCTTTAACTCTAATGTGTTATAGCGGATAAAGCCTGTCTGTAGATATCCTTCAGATATCTTCTCATTAAGATTTTCAATATAGATAGCACCATCAGTGGTGCCATTGTTAGCAGTAATAAATGCTAGTTGGTTAGTATCACCCATAAAGGCACAAGCTGTAGTAGTAAAGCCAGATACTCCTGATTTATATAGATCATTTGTATAAGCAAATAGTAGATCATTACCAAAGCGTAAGCCTAGGTTAATTCTAATTACACCAGGTTCACCATCTACACTAGATGCACACCAAAGATATGAATCTCTAGCAGCAAAATCATAGACAGGTTGAGATGTTTCTACTACTAATGGGCCATAGTTAATAGAGCCATCATCTGATACAACTGCTATACGAATACCTTTATCAGTACCAACTGCCATATAGCCTAGGTAATAATAAATATCAAATACTCTCTCACCTGCTGGTAACTCAGCAGCAGTAATGGCACTAGTTAAAGTAGGCATAGTTCCAGTAGTAGATAAAGTAAACTTCTGAATAGTAGATTGAATACCACTATAGCCAGTTACATATATAGCTGCACCGCTTGATGTTATACCAGTATAAACAAAGTCATCTGTTGAATGGGTATATACAGCAGTAGGTAAAGCAGTAGCAGTAGTTGATATTTCATAAACCTTATTATTAATACAGGCAACAATACGCTCTTTAGTAAATTCTAAAACTGCATTAGTAACTACAATACCTGTAGCATTAAACATTAAGGTAGGCGATACTGAACTATCATCTGTAAGTAACTTCTTATACATATGAATCTTATCAGCGCCACCTGAGGTTTGGTTAGTTACCCAATAGGCATACACACCATCATCGCAGATACCAAATACTGGATCATCCGTACCAGCGTTGTAATCTATAAAATGGATTACCTCAGCAGTGCCAGTTCCAACAGGAGATACTGGAGTTGAAACTACGTTAGTTGCTGTCTTAGCATAGGTAAAGGTAGTGGTTGTAGGTACACCAGTAATTGTGTACTCACCATTAAATGTAGCATCTACTCCAGTGATAGTAATCTGCATACCTACAGATAGCCCGTGAGCTGCTGTGGTAGTAAGTGTTGCTACGTTAGATGTTAAAGCCTTGTTGTTAATAGATACAGTAATACGAGGGAATACTTTGTCTATATCATATTCATCTGCTAATAAAATACCGTTATATAAATTACTGTTTTTTGTCCACTGAATAGATCTAACATATTGGCTAGGTCGTAGATCAGATCTCATTGGACCAGTAACTGTATGCACATTAGATACAGAGTTAAGTAATGTTACCTGTCCTCTAGTCCAGATATCACAACCTTTAGATTCTGTATATTGAAATCTTAATGACTCATCTTGGATAGGTTCAAAGAAGTTAATACCTTGTCCTTGATGAAATGATGACTGACTTCTTAACCACCAACCAGTAAGTGTCTGCTCACCAGCTTCTCTAGTTTGGTCAATCTGTTGCTTACGATACTGTGCTGTAACTCTACGATAAGGTGTATCATCGGAGGCATTAACAAAGAATGGTAATCCTGCAATAGCCATATCATAGGCAACGCCAGTTAAGGCATAAGATGTAGCACCTGCTGGATTAGATAATGGAACGGGTATGCGTTCAGTTATATCATCGCCATATGGTGGAACCATTATTCTCCTTTGATTTTGGGCATAAAAATATGAGCCTTTTAACCTCGTTGCTCAGGAGGAACTAATCAGCTAGTTAACTATTCCACACTTACGGGGTGGATTGTGCCGCTATCATTTCATCATAAGTTGATTTCAGCATAGAAGTAAACTCATTATTGCCTCGGTCAATTATGGCGTGTACTGAACCATTTAATTCATCTGTAAAAAAAGTAACATTATCCATTTTTATAACTCCGCACTTAGTCCGACATAGCAATTTGCTGAATTTCCTACTAACCAAGCCGCACTACCATTTGTAAATACTGCCGATCCGTGTGTGTATCTAATTGTGGGCGTATTTTGATTTGCGTATAGCAAAGTAAAAGTACCGCCACTTCTAGTAGCACCTGAAGCATAAACTGCCATATTTGAAGTTTCCAAGGTAGATGGATTGGTTCTCATAGTTACTGGTAAGAAGTAAGCGGTATCAACAACTGTTGTAGACATAGCCTGACCTACACCTTGATAAGCGACACCGCTACTATCTGTATTTCTATAATAATACCTCTGGCAAGCGGCTAACTCGCCTTGAATTGTTCCGCCTGCTCTGCGAAAAGGTAAAGCAACCGAACCCACATCAATCTGAACACCTGTAACAAAAATAGTGTGAGTATTAACATTGTCAATTAAAACAACAAAACCTTTTTGAACATCAGCAGGTAATGCAGCAGTTGTTACAGAATATCTAGTCCAAGAAGAACCAGGATTACTAGACATTTGTAACGCTGAACCAATTTGGGTTATTGATGCAAAATTGTCGGTTGCTGATGGATAATAAATATTTATATTTAAGGCACCAGTACCACTAGTTTTTTTAGCATATAGTGAAATAGTAACTACCTGCCCAGCCAACCTAGCAGAGTTAGCAGATTCAATCTTTTGACTTATTGATTGAGTTCCAGTTCCTACCAATTTAGCAGAATAATTAAAATAAGGATTAGTTGGAACATCTGTGTCTCTTGTAACTGTTAAGTTGGTATCGCCTGTGTTATACCATCTATCCATAAGATAAACAGTATTGCCAACAGTAAAAGAAGTACCTCTTTGCCATATATCCATACCGCCATTGATAATTGGATTGCTCAAACCTGTTGGTGTGTAGCGCAAACCTGTAGTTGCGGAACTATCCGCGACAAGTGTGTCGCCATTAGATCCTACTGCTAGGCGAGCTGGTGTATCTGCTGCTGTTGCAGTTATTAAATCACCTTTAGCATCAACGATAGTGTTTTGAATAGCATTAGGATCATCTAATGATGCCCAGGCTGATCCATTGTAAATTTCAACCACATTTGTATCTCTAAGATAACTGACCATACCCTCAGCCAACACACCTGATAATGCAGTGGTTCGGGCGGCTGAGTCTGCAAAACTCATTACTGTTTGTTGCATCAAATAGGTATTTACTTCACTGGCAAGTAAAACATCACCAGTATTAAACAATTTGTAACCAGCACCCGCCATTGATTATCTCCTAGTTGTAGGACAAGCTGTCTTCACTCAAAATTCCATCTACTAATGAGTCTAGCACAAACCCACTTGCAAAAGGTTGAGCGCAAGTAAATGTTACTAAAAAACTACTTGGTGTTATTTCATATTGGACACCCGCAATTACGCTCTGAGTTACTACATTGCCTGCAGGCAGAGTTTGGGTAACCTCTATAGGGTTAAATATATCTAACTGTAAAGCTGCAGTTACTCTAGCTGGATCAATTGAGGAATAAGCATCCACAGTCAAGGCGTTTAATTGTAGATCTACCCCTTGCTCTTTGCGTGAGGCTACAATCATTAAAGCCTGGTTTAGGGCATCTGCCTCTGTAGTCATAATGCCTGATCTAATTCTGCTATGTTGGAAGTAATCATCAATGCTGTCAGTATTAGATGCAACCTGAGTTGTCAACCCAGTAGGGGTAACCTCAGCTTTATTTATAAGCTGATAATCTGATATATCAAATTGAGCTGCCTGGTAAGTGATGTCACCTGACCCCACTTGATCTGAAAATTTAGTCAATGTGCCACCTGATGCAGTAATAATGTCATTGCGCGATAGGAATTTAACAAAGCCCCTTTCATCAATGTATAAAGCCCCAAGGTCTGTCTGCTCTACCACCTGCAGCGCACCTAGTAAAGATCTTGATGCCCCTGTATCTGCCTGCACCAATGTAGTTGCCGTAGTTGAAATATCTCTCATACCAATTGGCCACTGTCCAGCATCCAATAAGTTTGTAATCCTTTGTGCAGTTGTCTGTCCCGCTGTGCCACCAGAGACAGTATTTATTGTAGTCAGATTTAATAATTGAAAACCATCCACACAATTTAAAGTTACATAGGCTGGGTCAAAACCTGTAGGACTTTTGTAATCCCATTGTTGTACATAAAAAGATCCTAGATTGTAATTAACACTGTTAAATTCAGCTGTAAATCTAATCTTTCTCATAGGTTTAATTTTGCCGTACAAAACTGATAATGTGTTCGCAGGATTAAATTCACCTGTTTGATCAACAAAGACAACTTTAGCACTGCCACCAGTAAATGAGTCAGATGATCTGTTAAATGCACGCCTAATAAATACTTGAGTTACAAATGGTGTTATATCTACAGCATCTGCCGCTACAATACCTAATACTGCAACATCTAATGGTGTGGCAGGATCATCAAGCACAAGAGCTGGGTCAAAACTTGCGCCCTGAGAAAAATCTACCTCTACTTTTAAAACTGCAGCTGACATTATCTACCTAAGTTTGTGAGCTGAGTGACCGCCCCAGTTCGGTTTAAGTTATACAAAACATCTTGGATTACAGATTGTAATTGACCCTCAGAGATAACAGAGCCTTGTACATTTACAACTACCTTTGTACCCATGCTACCCATGCGATCTAATGGAATAACTGCCTCTGCACCAGCTTCACCAATCATTGCTAAAGTTGGCTGATTTACAATGCCACCATCTGCCATACGCGGCACATCAAATAATTTTTGAAAATAATCTACAGCTTGTGCGGTATATCTAGCACTTGATCCAGACATAGCCCTATTTAAACCCTCTTGTCTCAAACTTTCAAAAACTTCCTGGCCTAAAACATTAGGGGCTTGACCTGTCAAAACTGCCTCTTGAAATGCTGCAGATGTAGTGCGTTGAAATTGTTGTTGCTGGTATTCAAAAGTTTGACCTAAAGGTACTTGAGGTAATTTCTTTTTGCTTAACTCATCTAGCAATGCCAACATTTTGCGCAATTCCTCATTAGCTGCAAACAATTGTTGTAAATATAATAAAACACCCTCAGTAGTCATGCCCCATTTTTTCGCTAACATTTCTACCTCTGCAGTAGTAATCTGTCCATCCTCAATTACTTTTAAAACATCTGCATAGCGTTGCGCTTCATCTACTGCACTCTTTGTACCATCAGCTAATTTTTGTAATATCTTAACTCTTATTTCATCCTCAGCATTTAACTTGCGGCTCAAGGCAGCTTGTAAGTTAATGCGATCCATATCAAACATAGCCTCAAGCTCTGCCTTTTTCTTATCTAAAGCCTCTTGTGCTTTTTTCTCAGCTGTTAATTTTTTCTGTTTGTTTAAAGTTCCAGCTGCTATCTTGTCTAATTTACCTTGCAAAGCTGCAAGTTTTTTGGCTATTGCAGCCTCTTGCTCTGTTTGCTCTAAAGTTTTGCCTGTAGTCTCTGCAATTTTTTTGCCTTCTTTAGCTAGATTTTCAAAGCCCTCTAACCATCCACCAATAACAGGTATCTGTTTTGTAGTAAATAAAAATTTTAACAGATTGCCAGCCGCAGTGCCTTCAAATTTTGAACTTAAAACATCAAAAGCATCTGTAATTTTAGAAACTTTATCTGCCAAGCCAATTAAAATATAACCACCATTTAATCCCAATTGTTCTAATTTAGTGCCAAAAAAATCAGCTGCATCCCCACCATCTGCAATAATTTCAAAAGCTGTAATAAATCCTTCACCTAAAGCTGTTTGCGCTGCACCTGCACTAATTTTTAAAGCATCTAATTGACCACCAAAAGTCTCTGTAGCTCTTACTGCCGCGCCACCAAATTTTAAAGTTAAATAATCTGTGATCTCTGCTAAACCAATTTCTTTAGCTGTCAGTGCATCAAAACCTAAACCTAATGCGCCTAAAGCTTTAAAATTACCTCTACTAGCTTTACCTAACGCATCTGAAACTTGAGCTAAATTTAAACCTGCACCTGCACTTGTATCAACTGCAATATTAAATAAATCTTGTGCTTTTGTTAGATCACCAGTTTGAATAATTAAACCATTTATTGCAGGTGTCAATTCATTTTTAGTTATGTTTGCAGCTTTTTCTACATCACTTATAAAAGTGTTTAAAGCTGTAATTGAGCCTAATTCATTTATTGATCTTAATGATTGTTCAACAGATTTATCTAATTTTTCTTGTTCAAGGGCAGCTCTTATTGAGGATCTAGCCAATCTTTCCATTGCAATAACGCCTGCAATGCCAGCTGTAACAAGTGCGGCTTTGCCTGCAAACTTGCTTTTAGCAATAAAAGCATCAAAACCTTTTAGCTCTTTTGTAGCTTTTTCTAAACCTTTTTTATCAAACTTGGTTAAAAAGTTTATGACTACATTGCTACTTAAAGCCATGATTAACCTCTAAATTCTTTGCCTAGATATTTTTTTAACACCTCTGCAATATTAGCAAGAGCCTGCTCACCTTTTTCAGCTGTGGCCTTGTAAATTAACCTTTTTCCTTTACCATCTGAGGCAATTGTACCGCTTGTTTCATTTACTCTTTTTATAAATAAATTACTGGCCTCTGGGTTACGGCTAACACGCCTTGTTTTTGCTTTAGACCTAGTACTGCCTGATCCTGCTAATTCATAAATTATACCTGGTACTGACTTATTCATAAGTGCTAAAGCTGTTACACCAAAAGTAGTGCCTTTAATTCTTTGTACTTTTGTTTTTGCATTACTTATTGATATGCCTGATCTTGCTTGCTCTTGCGACCATTGCCACCTAGACTCACCTGTTTTGCCATAAGTCCTACCTCTATGAACTGTGTCTTTAGCCCATCCCCAAGCTGCAGGATAATAAGGCTTTGTATCGCGCCATCCTGGAAACACCTCAGCTGGTACAAACTTTTTTGCTAACTGCTCTACAGGTTTAATTTGTTTGCGCAATTCACGCCTAAAAATTCTGTGAGCCTCTGGGTCTATTTCTTTTAATTTTGCTAACAGAGCATCTAAATTTTCAACATAGATCGACTTGAGCCGTCTATCTGCATTGATCATTATCTACGCCTTACTGTTTTAGTTTGTTTTGCCCTTTCCTGCAAAATTGCTTTTATGGCCATATAAACTGCAGGATCAACCTCTAATAAATCCTTGGGAGATATTCCTGTAGCCACCGACACAGATGCCAATTCCCATATCTGTCCATGTCGGTCTAACCATTTTTTGAGTCATAGAGTAAATCCACATCAACATACTGGTTAATGTAATCATCCCCATAAAGCAATTCTGTTTTGCCTAGATCTTTTTCAAGTCGCCAAGCAAACCACCACAAATCTGACTCCATTTGTAGCTCACCTAACCGCTTACGCCATCCTGTTTTAAACTCCGCTTCAAAAGCGACTTTTGCAGATGGCGTAAGATCGTAAGTAACTTTCTTGCCGTCTTTCTTTGTTATTTCAATTTTGTGCATGTCCCACCTTTTCTTATTATTAGCTAGTTGCCTTAGTTATAGCTGTTACAGGAATTGTTATACTAGCAGTCATAGCTGAGTCTGTAGCACCTGAGATCGGTGTCCACTGAGTCACAAGACATGACATACTGTAACTTGGATTTGTAGCTGTAACTGTACCTGTTACTGGTACTAATCTAATTGCTAACTTTGATCCAATTGCATCTTCAAACAAACTATTAACTGATGCAGCTGCAAAATCATTGAAAATTTCCATAGATACACTTGAAACCTCAACTCCACCCACCATATTTTGAACTGTATCGTTCATGGCGGTGATAGTAACTGCCTCAACTTCTCTATTTAAACTTACAGTAGAAACATGATCGCTGATAGTTGTAGTTCCTACAACCACCGCTACCTTGTTGCCCATGAATATTGCCATGAGTTTTTTCCTTTCTAACCTATTAGTTCCACTGAATATTGATAACTCAGGTAGTCAATATTAGCGGATGTTATTGTGCCTGGTGATGCAGACACAACTCTTAAAGTTTGCACTGCACCGCTTAGTGTTTTATCAACCTCAACTGCGGCTTTAATTGAGGTTGAACCAGATGAGGCAAGTAGCCCATCTAATCTTTCTTGTCCACTTCTCTCACTCATCCTACCTACCATTACAATTATGTTGCAGG